CGCCGCTCGGGGTCGCGTTGCCCAGAATGCGGTTGGCATAGTCCATCTTATAGGTTTCGAAGCCAGCGACGGTGCCGACGAACGAACGCTCGTAAGCGGTGGTCGGCTTGCCGGTCATCGTCTCGCGGCCCGCGAGGTCCGAGGCCATCCCGTTGTAGCTGCGCGAGGACAGCGCGAGATAGCGGTCGAACATCTGAACACCGAGTTCGTTGAACGCAGCGTCGCACTCGGCCACGTCGGCATAACCGCCAGCAGCGTTCGAGCGAGCCACCACAACCGTCGACTGATTGGCTGCGGTGTTCATGATTGCGACGTTGATGTCCGATGCCAGCTTCTGACGGGCAGCGTCGCCGAGGCGACCTTCTTGAAGCTGGTCACGCAGTTCCTTGGCGTCCAAGGTGAACGGCACGGTCTTGTTGAAGCCGAGCGTCGCCGGGACAGCAAGCTGCGTGAAGTCGATGAAGTTGGACGAAATGTCCGTGCGAGGCGCACCGTTGATCGACGTTGCGATGTAGGGCTGCGGACGCCAGATAACGTCGTTGGTGCGCTCCATCATCGAGCCTTCGGTATTGTAGACCGAGACATTGCGCGACATCACGAGGGCGTCGTTGAAACCCTCAAGGATGTTTTCGAACGCGACGCGTTCCTCTTTAGAAAAAGCGTTAGCCATTTGGCTGCTCCATTAGTTTTAAGCCGAGCGCTTCTGCTGTTTATACTGGAAAACCTTAGAATAGTCTCCAGTTCTTTCAGCTTCGGCCCTCAGACGTTCTAGGGTGCTGTCAACCGCCCCGGAGACCCGACCTGTGCCGGAAACCTTCGGGTCGGGCTTCGAGGTTGCTTTGCGCTTTGTGACCTTCAATTGCGTCTCCAATCTTGCCACTGCGAAAGCGAACTTCACCGGGTCTTTAATCGAGGCGAGTTCCTTCGCACGCTTGGAATTCTTGCCCAGCGCATAAACCAGCAGAGCGGGGTTTTCGGCCCCCTGGAGGATCATGCCCTGTTGCGTGACGTTGAAGACATCTTGAACGACATCTTCCGCTTCGTCGTAATCACGAACCTTCAGCGTGGCTTTCGCCGACTGATAGCTTTCCAGCTTTTGCTTCCACTCGCGCTCCGCGGCTTCCGCCTCGGCCTGCCGTGCAGCTTCTGCTTCGTCGTGTTTACGCTTGCGATCATACCACGCAGCGAGTTCCTTTTCGTATCGCTCGGTGTCGTAATCGGCCTTCTCAAGCGTTGGCTTTTCCCCGAGTTCTGCGGCTTTCGTCGCGCCCGTGGCTTGTGCCAGTTGCTCTTGAAGTTCCTTGTTGCGACGCTTTTCCTCTCGATACTGCTTGCGAAGATCGCGCACCCACTCAGGCGCACGCTCGGTTTCCTCGTCTTCGGAGGGCGGCGCTTCCCCCCCAATGGTCACCGCGACAAAGCCCTCGTCCTCGTCGGCTTCCTCGGCTTTGGCCTCGGTGTCGCTGTCATCTTCGGCTTCCTCGGAAACTTGCTCCGGTTCGTCCTTGATCTCAGCTTCCGGCTCCTCTGCCTCGAACGCTTCCGCGATGGCTTCCTCGTCGATTTCCTCTGCCAGTTTAGTCATTAGACCCTCGTGAATTCTCACCCATCATTGTGTGCGGCTGGGTGGTTGCCGCATCCCTTGCGCGTCCTGCACAATATCCTGCAGGTTCTTGGCGGTCTTAACCGCGCTCTCGCGTTGATCGTTTTCGACCGAGGCCAGCGTCTCAATCGTCTTGGCCCGCGTTTCTTCAGCGCGCGCCACCGTGTATTCCGTGTCAGCCTGAGCCTTGACAGCCTGCGCCTGCGCCTTCGCAGCCTCGGCCTGCAGATAGAGCGACTGCGGGTCAGGCTGCTGGTTCTGCATGGCAGCCATGAGTTCTGCGGCCTCTTCCTCGGTCGGCTTGATAACGCCCATCTGCACCAGCTTCTGACGGAAGAAGTCGCGCACCTCCCAGATGCCCTCGCCCTCCATGTTCATCATCGCCATCGCGGTGAGGACCATGCGGGTTTCCGGGTCTTGGCTGATCGAGATCATGCCCATCAGCGAGCGAACCGTGGAGGCCCGCTTAGAAGACGACGACGGCCCGACGTCAACCGAAACGTCAAACTTGGCGTTCGACAGATCGTTCTCGTATTCAATCTCGCCGGTTTCTTCGTTCAAGACGGGGCGGCCCAGTTCAATCGTGGAGAGTTCGCCCTGCAGGCCAACGGCCTTCATCTTGCGACCCGGCTCGACCAGAATGTCGCGTGCCATCGAAAGCCAGATTTCGCCGCTGCGCTTCACCGCCTTGGCCATGTTGCTCATGTAGATGAACGACTGCATGTCCAAGCGCGACTGGATCAACTCAATCGCCTTGCCGCTAATGTTCGGCTGCATTTCCTCCCCGGCCTCTTGGTTGCCGAGAATGTCCTGCATGTCTTGTTCGGTGATCTGCAGCAAACCAGCGAGAGCCGCAGGCACTTGAGGCGGCTTGGTGTAACCAATGGGGCCGGAGGCCATTTCATTGCCGTTGGCGTCCTGCACCGGGTTCACCAGAAGATAAGGGTAGTTCTTCAGGTTGTCCTCGGCCCACATCATCTCATGACCGGCGACCTGCTCAGGCATGAAGATCGGCTTTTCAATCGGGGTTAGCGCGCTGATCTCGCCCAGCTTGGACAGCTGCATGTTCTTGAGCCGCTGCGCATCCTTGGCCAGCCGCACATGGCCCATGCACCGCTCGACGTTGTCCACAAACCAGCGCTTGCCGTAGACCGGAACAATGGGGATTTCGGTGCCAGCGATGTAACCGTGATCCTCAAGAACGCCGCCGCCGCTCATAAGATACTTGCGCACCTTGCGGCGCTTCACGCGCTTCTGGCGCACCTCGATGGTGCCGACAGCCGTAAGCGTTTCTTCAAGGGTTTCGTCATCCTCGAAGTCGCGTTGGCTGTAGCGCTCCTCTTCGCCGTCGATGGTCTGGAAAATGCGGATCGTTTCGTTGCGCTCCTCGACCTTATAGACCTCGGCCACATAGACCATGTCGGGCGTGGCCCAGTCGAAGAACTGCTCGCTGATCTCTTTCGGCCAAGACGTCGGGTCGTCGTTATACTGCTCGATGTAGGCTTCCCGCGTCATGGCGGTCAGAACGTAGCAGGATCGTGCGTCGCTCTTGTCTTGGCGCTTGGCGTTCAAGTCAAAGAACACCGTGCTGTCCGCGTCGTAAATCGGCTCGATGCGGATGCGCTGGCGGTCGTCCTCATCGTCAAATTCGTTTTCGTATTCGTTGCGAAGACGCCATGCGCCGAAGCCGCCGCCCACCGCCTCCTCAAAGGCGTTGTCGTATGCCTCGTCGGCGACGCTATCCTCCTCGTCAGCACGATAGAGACCATCGCAGACGTCGGCCAGCTTGTCGTCCTCGTCGCCCTCCTTGCTGATGAAGTCCACCGTGATGCGGTTGTTGCGGTATTCGTTGATGATCCGCATTACCGAGAGATGAACCTTGTTCACCTCAAACTTGGGCTTGTTCTCAAACTGGTCGGCTAACGGGCCTTCCCACTGAGCGCCGGAGATGGAGTAGAAGCGACGATCCTGAAGGCATTGCAGGCGCTCATCCCGCATCGCCGACTGAATGCTGTCAAATTCAACCAGCGCATCGTAATGCGCGTTCGCCAGCTTTTGATCTTTGGTCAGTCGCGCCACGTTTTCGCCTCGCAAAATGTTCCGCCGAATTATAGGCGAAATTGATATGAAAAACAATCACCGCGCCATCGGCATCACATTTGCCACCGGTCGCGCGACTTTGGGTTTTGTGTTGCTTGCCCGACGCGCACCCTCGCAGGCGTAGCGGATCGCGTCGATGACGTGGTTGTGCTTGTCCTCGAGCACCGGCAGCACCTTCCCGGTGTCGGGGTCGGTCTTGTAGCTGTAGAGCGTCAGTTCGTCTATCGTGTGCTTGCAGCGCGGGTGGACGATGATGTCAAACGACTTGAGCCACTCGATGCCTTCCTCAACAGACTTCGGGCCTTTGACCGCAGGCATGATCTTGGGAAAGCCGTTTTTCCGCATGTGGCTGATCGTCTCTGGGCGCGCGCTGTCGGCCACCATTGGCCACTTCTCTGCCTCCGGGATCGACATGAACAGCGAAGGCGTGTCCACGATCTCGCAACCGATCTGATAGCACTCGTGGTCGATGAACAGCTTCCGCCCGACGATGTGGCAGCGGATGCCGACGGTCGGGTCGGTGGCAAAGCCCCAGTCCGCACCGAGGCGGTGGATCGCATCTGCCGGTGCGTCGAAGTCCTCAATCGTCCAATTCTTGAACACGCGGGTTTCGCTGTTGCGGACGTATTCTCCCTTCCAGACGTGCAGGTATTTGTCCGGGTCGCGGTGCTTGTCGTATTCCATTTCCTCCCGCAGCACCTCGGGGAACCACGGGTTGTCGGAATAGTTCACCTCGACGACAACGCTGTCCTCTGGCGGGTTCTCGCCGCGCAGCAGCCCCTCAATCGGGTCAGTGTCGTATCGCGGGTTCCACGAAAACACTAGCTGCGAGCCGGGCTTGCGGATCGTCGGGCGCAGCAGGTCCAGCGAGAATTGGCTGATCGACTGCGCTTCCTCGACCCACGCGATGTCAAAGCCTTCCAGCGACTTGATGCTGTCCGCCGTGTGGTTCTGCATCCCTTGGAAGATAATCACGCCGCCGTGCGGGCATTTGATCTCGGCCTGCTGGATGTCGAACAGATGGCCGACGCCCAATTCCTCGATCTTGTTCTCGATCAGCTTTTTGACCGACTGCTTGAGAGACTTCTGCACCTCGCGGACGCAAACCACGTCCGTGCGCTTCATCACGCACCGTTCCACGATCCACTCGGCGAAGAACCACGATTTTCCAGAGCCGCGTCCACCAAAGGCTCCGATGTATCGGGCGTTCTCCCGCTCAAGGATCGGTGTTGCCCAGCGCGGTGTCTGGATGTTCAGTTTCATGCCTTCGGATCAACGATGGTGCGCTTGATCTCAACCGGGATCGCGCCGCCGTCCGGGCCGCTGTGTTCGTTCTTGGTGGCGTCCGAGTAGCCGTGCTTGGTCATCATCATCTTGGTGATCGGCGCATTGAACAGGCCAGAAAGGCCACCTCTGAGCAATTGGCGCTCTTGCTTTTCCGCAATTGCACTGAGGATGTTAGAAAATTCTTTCGTTTCATCCTTCGCCCAAGCGTAACACGTCTCACGACGAATACCTATTTCGCAAGCCAGCCCAGCCACACTTGGAACGGGATCGCCTGCCTTTTCCCACCCGCCGCTCGCATAAGCCCAAGCCTTTTTGACGATCTCTGGCGTGTAGTCTGACGGTCTACCTGCGTTGCTTTTCTTGGCCATGTGATCACCTTTTCTCCGGCATAGCGGCTCGGGACGCTGGTGTAGTATAGGCTGAGAAGGTGTCGGGGTAAAGGTGCGCAGCCTTGCCGACAGGAAGAGGTCGCCTTGGGATCAGCTATCTGCGCGTGGGGTTTCGGGCAAAGCTGTTTTTTGCGACCGACCCGGCAACGTCCACTAGCCGCCAGCCTTTGCCCGCTGGTCAAGGCGACTGCCCTCAGGAGGTATGCCGCATTGTCCTCGACGTTGACGCGCTTCGACGCCGGGGGCTTACAGCACACCGCCAGAGAGCGGGTTTGCAGCGCGCCTAGAATGATTGGCGCATTCGGTAGAGCGTGACCAAAACTGCGAAAGCCGTGACACTTTGCTTCGAG